AATGCCGGTAAAGTGATCATAATCAACGAAAGTAGTCATAATAATAACCTAAAAAAAACGTCCGAGGGACGCTATATTAGAGACCCGGTTTCAACTGACTTTTCAGCAGCCTTAGCCGGAGCATTAGTTTTAAGGCATTTCGCGCACCGATTCAGCGCAGCAAAATCAAGAACGTCACCTCCAAGGTAGACCTCTTGCCCCTTTTTGTATTGCCTAACCGGCTCACCAAAGGCGAAGTTTTTAATTATTACGTGTGTTGGATTCCAGCGCGCCATGACTATCTCCTAAATACGGGGGCCGAAGCCCCCTGTTAGATTAAGCTACGTTTAAATCAGATACGATACCGCTTGCAGCCTCATTGCGAGCCTCAAGAGTGTATTCAGAAATGATCTGTACGCGGTCACTATCACCGACTTTAGCGAGAGGATTCTCTTCAAAGTCAGTAAGAGTAGCCATTGCCCACATGCCCATGTCAAGAACCAGCATAGACTCCTGAACCTGGAAGCGACTAGGAACAACCTTAAGCGAGCCAAAATCACTTACGTAGATGTCGATAGCTGCGGTTACAGACTTAGAGCTACCATCCACAACACGCTGAGCCGGGCCAGAAGTACCACCACCAACAAATGCAGACATGGCCTGCTTGTTGAAAGCGCCCACCAAAATAGTGTCGGGATTACCGCCAGCATTAAAGCAGCCCTCAAGTACAGATTTAAGTTGCGCCTCATCAAGAGCGCGATCAGTACCGCTTGTACGAGCATCAGTACCGTCACCAGTTGGAGCAACACCACCCACGCCTAGATCGGTGTTAGTGGATAACCACGACTCGATACCGGCGAGCTCACGAGCAACTGATGTAGAGCCAACGACTTTAGCTTTGTTAGCTAACAGCGCTGATTCCATATCATTTTTCAGAAGCTTAGACATCTTCATGATCTGATAGTCCATCTCATCACCGCGACCAGCTGAATCAATCTTGCGCTGTGTACGTGTGACTTGAGGAACTTTGGTGCTGATCTGAGTTTGGTTGCCCAAACGTACAGAGGCTACAGCTGCGGTAGTGGTCGCATCTTCACCTTCAATCACGGCATTAGTGCCACTAGCCGCTCCGATTGAGTCAGTCTGCCATTCATGGTTGGTAGCAGTCGCTGTGGTGCGAGCGATGCTAGACATAAAAGGCGTATCAGTTGGAGAAATGTCATAAATGACGTTGCTTAAGTCTTCGCGATTACCAATCGCATCATAAGTTGAGGTTGCGTTCGTTGGAGTAGTCATAATATTTTACCTTTGAAGTTGTCGTTTTAGCTGTCTCAGTTTTACAGCGTCATCAGTGGAACCCGTCTCTTTCAAACGAGCTTGCGCCTGCTTGATTTGAGTCTGTAGGTTCGACGACGTTGCTGCCCTTGGCTTTGTCGTCACCGGGGCCTTACGTACCTTTTTCTCAATTGCCGCGTTACTCCTTGAGGATTTAATAGCTTGCCCTGCAAGTATTAATGCCTCAAAGTGGCGGGCCTGGTTAATGCCCTGCAACTCAGCATCTGAATAACCTAGCGCTTTGGCCGCCTCGCTAATTGCTGCCATATCCTTAGAATAAGCGTCTGTAAATTTGCCATCTGCTACCCACTCGGGGTGAGCTGCATGCAATACTCGGCCTTCTTCTTTGGTGTCGATGCTGCTGTTTGGCGCTGATTCTTTCGCCTTGGCAGCTATCTCTTTACGCTTAGCTATCTTCTCTTGATACTTAATGTACTCTTCCGGTTCGTACTCGCGCAGTTCTGCAATTTTATCCGATGTTAGCGTCTCTTCGGCTAATATAGCTTCAAGTTCGGCTAAACTGGCATTAAGTGCTTGTTGCTTATCAACTAACTTAGCCTGATCTGCTTCAAGTGCTTTTCTGCTTTCGGCTACTTCTTGCGTCTTGCGCGTATAGTCAGATTGCCTTAAATGTCCCTGCTCCCACTCTGCGATGTCTTTGAGGTTTATTTCACGCCCTTCATACTCGACGTAAAGATCCTCTCCCTCATCGCTAGTAGCTACAGTTTCATCGCTGGTCGCTTCTAACTCCTCAGACTCAACAGCGTCATCCGTTTCGGCCTGCGCCTCTTCTTCAACAACTGGTTCCTCTGGAGCCTCATCTGCTGAGACATCAACAACTTCAAGGTTTTCGGTTGGCGCAAGTTCTGGCTCCGAGTTACCTCTAGCTCTTGAAATTCTTTGTACTAAATCTGCTTCACTTGTTTGTGCTTCTAACATTATAACACCCTATGATTATCCCGCTAACGGGGTTCATTTAAAGAACTGGTTATTGCACCTTAGTAATGTTGATTGTGTCTTGAGCCCGCTTGCCAAGCTTAACAATCTCTTCAAACTTACCTTGGAACAATTTCATTAGCTGCATTCGCTGCCATAGATCATGGCGTGATTCAGGACTATCTAGCTTTGAGCTTTCAAACTCGATGAGCATAGCGGCCCTCATAGCTGTCACTGCTTCAATATAGAGAGGGTTTTCCAGTAGCATCTTCGCTTGATGCGCTCTTGTTATGTCCGCCTGTACGTTCTTGTCTGTCACTTGTTGAATCCTCTTGGTTGCTCAACGGTTTATTAAATATCTTATCCCAGCTATCACTGAATTTATCATTAGTTACTTTGGCCGGTCTTCGGCTGCTGCCCTTGCTCATACTAGAGACCCCTGAACATCTTGGTTATTCTCAAGCTCAAGCTTGGTCAGCTCAACAGCAACCTTTTGATCATTCTGATTCTTATCTTGCGCCGTACTTATGTTGAACTGGCGCTGATCTTCGGCTAACTTCGCCGATTCTAACTGTAACTTGGCTTGAGCGATAGCTACATCGCCTTCGCGCTTGACCATTTCAGCCTCGGCTAGTGGGTTTTGTAATTGCGCGTTCTGCTCTTGCAGCTGGAGTACCATTTGATTGAGCTGCTCATTCTGAGCCTTAAGCAATTCTTCGGGTTCTTCAGGGTTATTAAAGAACTCATCAACACTCGGTAGGTCTAGGCCGCTAACGATACGGTCAAGAGTGTTATAAATACCCACCTCATCAGTAAGCGCCGAGCCTGTGGCCTTAAGCTGTTGCTGGATGCCATAAATTCCTTGTAATGAGGCAATGAGCTGCTCGTTATTACCGGCACCCAGCCCAACGCTGGAGGCTACCGAGTGGTTATATTTCCACGACGAAGGACTGGTGGTTAATGCCTTACCCAATACCCTAAACTCAGTCTCCGTATCTTGGAAGCGAGATACCAGCCAAGCAATACCTTCATAGAGCTTACGAAAGCCTGTTTCAGCGTAGTTTCTAGCAATCAACTCTATCTTAGCTTGGCCTGCATCCTGTACGCCCTCGAAGCGTGTGGCAGTCTCGCGGCCTATAGCGTCACTGTCTAAACCCTGGTTAGCTAATAGGGCTCCAGTGGTCTGAGCTTTGGCTTGATCGACATATTGCAGCACTTGAAGCGTGCGATCACCGATATAGGGGATCTGAAGGGGGAAGACTGCATTCTGTGGCAGCACATCGGTATCATCATCTAGCCTAACAACACCATTAGTGCGCATCGTTAGCATGTCATCAAGATCAACATCAGGATGAACCACGTTGCGCGGGTTGTTAACCATGTACATATTGTTAAGCATGCCGCGAAGCAAGACAGTTTTTTGACGCTGAGTAGAGCTAGTGATCTCAGCTCTTGAACGCCCAATAGCCTTATGAGGCATTAAGATCGCTGATAGTGAGGCATACGGTACGTGATTAAAGGGCTCGTTGATCAGGATATGATTGCCCGATTTCATAATATGCCGGCGCTCTGCTATCCCATCACCATCATAATCGACTCTAACATATAGATCGTGTAGGTCTACGTGCTGGCCTGCCCAATCGTTAATGTCTGTGTCGGAGCTATTATCGCCGCCCTGGTCCTTGTTGCGAATATCAGAAAGAGTGGTCGAACGCTCTTCACTATCACCTGTAGAGGGTAGTTGATCGATTAGGGATCTTGGGAAGCCATCGGCTATTAACTCGCCACGAGTCTTGCGGATGCGATCACCAACTAAGGCGGCGTCATCGATTGATGGTGCGTTCTTTGTAATCAGGAAGGATTCAGGCGGAACATTAATAATGGCGACCTTATTTTCTTTGCGGGTCACTCTAAAGCTAATATCAAACAGGCCCGTCGCCTCATCCTCTAGCTGATCAGCTATTACCACTTTAACTCTATCAACATCAGCACCACGTAAGCTTTCAGTGATAGCGGCAAACTCTTCCTGATCTACACCGGTATAGCTAACCGTCTCGACATCTTTAGACTCGTCCATGAAATACTTAACAACGCCATTCTTCTGGATTTCAGCGTCTTTAAGCCAGTTGTGCAGTATCTGAAATGACCCGGGTTGATTGCGGACTATCCAGTTAACGTATTTGGTTTTCTCTTCAGCCTCTTTAACCTCCACCTCATTATCGGTATTAGGCTGGAAGGTAATAATATCGCCTGATCCCATAAAGATACGGGCAAGTGATGGCATATCAGACTCAACCACATCAGCAACATCGGTACTGACTACGCTTGATTGGTCTTTGACCTCATCACCATATGGACTGCCTAGGTACTCCTTCAGATACTGTTCGTTATCCTGCATGAACTCGCCATTGTAGATCATGGCATCTTGTTCGGCTGATTCTACTATGGCTAGTAGTTCATTCTCATTCATGTGAGGCATCAGGCAATACTCGTTTGTTGGTAGTTAAGCGCTTTTCGCTTCTTTTTCACAGCAGGAATGAATAAGCACATCATAACAGGGTCGGCCATATTCGGCGAATCTATACCCAATGTCTTCATTTCCTTTTTAGATAACAGTTGCTCTAAACCATTATCATTATCAATCTTTCGAGGGATGCGGCATAACTCTGATCGCAGTGCATCCATGTTCTCAACACCATCACTATCAATACTGATCATGTCATCAGGATCAACATACTCACCTCTAACAACGCACCTATACGTATTATAGAAGCGATCAGCTAGTTTGATGTAATACTGCGCTCTATTGTTCTTGAACGTGTCGGCATAAGTCTTGGGGTTATTCTTCCTGCTGCCATGCTCAGGTTGATAGATCTTGTCGGCGTTGTCCTGCCCTTTACCTGATAGCCCACCCTTAAACATATAGTACTGAGCGCGCGTACCATCGAAGGCTAATGAGATCTGCCGCTTAAGCCCGGTGCCCATACCATCACCATCCCAGACAAACCAGTCGGCGCTATACTGCTTGGCTAATCCTATAGCCCAATCGCATACCTGATCAATCTCGCCTTTGCGCATCTCTTCTACAGCTTGGATAATAGAACCATGCCTAATAGCAAAACCACCAGCATCACCACCACCATCGAAGGGATCATGAGCGGCCACCTTTGCTCCATGCGGTACAAACGCATCTTCAAGCTTCGGTATTTTGTGCGCATTAATCGCCGCATCGAACCATTCCGGTTTAATAATGGAGCCATCGACTTCCTCCATGTATCGGCCGAGCCACTTATGATCATAAGCAGCTCTTGAAAGTTTATCGTAGTCGTCTAATCGCTCGTCTTCCAATCCGGACGCAACAAACCAACTCTTAGGCATGTCCGTGTAGTTCATCTGAACAACCATAATCAGGTCGTCTTCATAGTATCCACACCTAGCCAGCTCTTTCTCTGCCCTATGCAACCATTTCTTAGCTACCGCACCATTACGAGTGCCACGGTTCATAGTGATTATGATCTCGGGCATTTTGACATCTTCGCCGCTGATCAATCGCTGTGAGTCTTTAGCATTCAATCGGACGGATGCCGTTAATACTCGAAGCGTGTTATCTGATATATCCTCACCTTCCTCTATCCATAGCCCATCGATACCCGATAGCGTAGATTTAAGAGAGGTGATGTTCCTGGCTAATCCTCGGTAGAAAGTACGACCACCAGTAGGTGTGTGAGTGATAGATGTCTTGGTATCCTCGAAGCCCTCAATCTCTAGCCGACCGATTTCATCAAGGATTGTGCGGTGTACTGACTCCTCAATACTGTTTTGATTCTCCCTGGCACAACACCATAATTGGCCTGCTGCAACATTAGCCGCAACGTAATCAGCAACGCCTGTTGATTTAGTGCTACCACGACCACCCACTATTATTTTTATACGTTTAGGCTTAGTGAATATTGGGTATAAGTTTTTAACGTACTCTATTGAGATACGCTTAGGCATCATCGCCTACCGGAATAAACTCAAAGATTGAATCAGTTTGGATAGGGCCACCATTGGGGCCAGATAGCTCTTGCTTATCAGTAAACATCTTGAGATGCCTACCCCCTAGCTCATAGCCCTTAAATGCCATTGCCAGGTTATCGTCTTGCTCGGCCTTAAGAGTGTTCTCCTTGATTCCTCTAAGCACCCATTCAGCAGTTATTTCAGTCTTAGCGCTACGTTTAGCTTGCAATTCAGAAATCTTGTCAGCTATGTCAACTTTTGACAGGTTTTCTGAAGCCACCTGTCTTGCGTTGTCTGGCTTGTAACCCGCACGTATAGCGGCCTGCGTAGCATTAAGATCAATTAGGTACTCTTCACAGAATGCTTGTTGCTTAGCGGTTAGTTTAGCCGCCATTATGATTCACTCCCAAGCCCAGGAATAAACTTAGAAAGTGATTCTATTCGGATGGGGCTACCATCATCACCCTCCCTATGATCGAGGGCGTGCCTAATCACCATGTTTTTAGAGTGATGGGAAAGCACATCGAATGCCGAATTATTAAGCAGCTGAAAAAGAGCTGATGTTAGTTGGGCTAGTGGTTCATCATCAGCTATGAAGGATTGTTCTATCGTGGTTATTGCGGGGTTATTCATTTCAGCAGTCCTTATAGGTTATTGCTGGGGGTTTAGGGGTTCTTTACTGCCTCAAGCTTAGTTAGCTCGGCTTGTAAAATAGCTCGGCGCTCTGGAGTGATAG